CAATGGCTGCTGGAGCCCCAGCAGAGAAAGTTAAACAGACTTTAATGGCTAATACGACGCCTCAAGCAGTACGACGGCTTGTTGGGATGCTAACGGCTTATGACTGGGCGTTTGTTGAGCAGGCGCGGCAGATGAGGGGTTATGCGGTTGCAAAAATACTGGAAGATACAGAGCACCCCGATCCCAGATACCGATTAAAAGCGTTGGAGATGCTAGGCAAGGTTACTGAAGTAGCGCTATTTACGGAACGCGTGGAGGTTAAGAAGGCAGAGCTGACGGATGAAGAGATTGAAGCCAAGATTAAGGCTAAGCTTGGTAAATATATGGGCGCTATTGAAGTGACTGCGACGGAGAAAGCTAGTGAATCTGAGTGATTATGAGGTTGAGGCGCTGAGAAAAGCACTCCCTTTAATGCCCTCAGAAGAAAAACTGGAAGTTTTAGCATTACTAGATGAGCACGAGCGTAGAAAATCACTTAAACAATCTAAAACTTCTTTGCTTGCGTTTGCACATCACGTATATCCGGGGTTTAAAGAAGGCGCTCACCACAGAAAACTGGCAAAAATATTTGAAGACGTAGTCGCAGGCCGTAAGAAACGCGTGATTATTAATATTGCCCCACGTATGGGCAAGTCCGAGTTTAGTTCTTATTTATTTCCAGCGTGGTTTTTAGGGCAGTTTCCAGAAAAGAAAATTATTATGGGAACGCATACCGCGTCTTTATCAGAAGATTTTGGGCGGCGTGTTAAAAACTTGGTGGACGCTGATGAATATCAGGAGATTTTTTCAAAAACAGCCCTTGCAGAAGACCAAAAAGCTGCCGGAAAATGGTCTACCGGAGCTGGAGGTCAGTATTATGCTGTTGGCGTTGGCGGCGCTCTGGCTGGCCGTGGTGCTGATTTGTTTGTTATTGACGACCCTCATTCTGAGCAGGACATAAAAGCTAATTCACGGCTGACATTTGATCAGGCATGGTCGTGGTTTCAGACCGGCCCACTCCAGCGCTTAATGCCGGGAGGCGCTATTATCGTTATTATGACTCGATGGAGTTTAATTGATTTAACAGGGCGATTAATAGATTATCAAACTAAAAACCCAGAGTCAGATACGTGGGATATTATTGAATTGCCCGCGATATTAAATGAAAATGAGGACAACGAAAAGAGTTTATGGCCTGAACAATGGCCCCTTGACCAATTAAAATCAAAACGTGCGGGTATGGACCCCCGTTACTGGCAGGCGCAGTATATGCAGCAGCCCACAAGCGATGCTGCGGCAGTTATTCAACGTAATATGTGGAAGGTGTGGGAGAAAGAAGACCCACCACGATGTGAATTTATTATTCAGTCGTGGGATACCGCGCATGAAACTAAAAACTCTTCGGATTATACGGCGTGTACAACGTGGGGGGTTTGGTATAACGACGAAGATGGTGGTGCGCCTAATATTATTTTAATAGACGCGTTTAAAGCACGACTTAATTTCCCTGATTTAAAGAAACGCGCTATAGAAATGTATAAAGAGTACGAGCCTGATATTGTGCTCATTGAAAAGAAAGCGGCAGGCGCCCCGTTAATACAAGAATTATTTCGCATGAGTGTGCCTATTCAGGAATTTAGTCCGTCAAGGGGTAACGACAAGCACGTGCGTGTTAATGCTGTGGCAGATATGTTTGCAAGTGGTAAAGTCTGGGCGCCTGATACGCGATGGGCTAGAGAGGTCATTGAAGAAGTTGCTGCATTCCCTGTTGGAGAGCATGATGACTACGTGGATACGATGACACAGGCGCTATTGCGCTTCAGACAGGGTGGGTTTATTTCACTGCCAAGCGATGAACAGGATGACGTTCGTTATTTCCGTGGCTTCCGTGGGCAAAAACGCGGGTACTACTTAGGTTAGGACAAATCATGGCTATTGATAAAAGTTTATATGGTGCACCCGAGGGGCTTGAAGCCTTGGCGATTGACGAAGCGCCTATTGAGATTGAGATTGTGAACCCTGAAGCTGTTGCTATTGGGGTCGATGGGGTTGAGATCGACCTGATGCCCGGAGAAGAGGAAAAAGAAGAGGAGTTTGACTCCAACCTTGCCGAGCACATGAGTGAGAGCGACCTGCAAAAAATTGCAGGTGACATTATGGAGATGATCGAGGCAGATCTTAATAGCCGCAAGGATTGGGTTGATACTTACGTTAAGGGCTTGGATGTGCTGGGTTTGCGCTATGACGAGGTGACTGAGCCTTGGGACGGTGCCTGTGGCGTGTTCTCTACGCTGCTTACAGAAGCTGCGATTCGCTTCCAGAGTGAATCAATTATGGAGACTTTTCCCGCTGCCGGTCCTGTGAAAACAAGCATTATCGGGCAGTGGAACCCGGATATTGAAGAGTCAGGTAAACGTGTACAGGCTGATATGAATTATCAGCTAACGGATAAGATGCCTGAGTATCGCTCAGAGCATGAACGCGCACTGTGGGGTGTGGCGTTAGCTGGCTCGTCATTTAAGAAGGTCTATTACGATCCGTCGTTGGAACGCCAAGTTTCATTTTATGTCCCTGCTGAGGATGTCATCCTCCCCTATGGCGTAACAAACATCAGACGCACAGATCGCCTTACGCACATCATGCGTAAGACGAAGAATGATATTAAGCGGTTGCAGGTTAGTGGGTTTTACCGCGATGTTGATCTTGGTGAGCCGCTAGCAACGCAAACGGATATTGAGAAAGCTAAGGCCCAGAAAGAAGGTGTTGAGCAGACAAAAGACGAGCGGTATCAGATATGCGAGGTGCATATTGAGTACGACTTGCCGGGATATGAGGAAGAATTGCCACTGCCCTATGTCATTACGATTGATAAAGGCACGAACAAAGTCTTAGCCATAAGACGTAACTACAAAGAAGATGATCCTCGCAAACTAGCTCGTCAGCATTTTGTACACTATATGTACATCCCTGGTTTTGGGGCTTATGGTTTTGGGTTAATTCATATTATCGGTGGCTACGCCACAGCAGGCACCATGCTGATCCGTCAGTTGGTGGATGCAGGATCGCTTTCTAATCTTCCCGGCGGGTTGAAGTCCAGAGGCCTGCGGATTAAGGGGGATGATACTCCGATTGCTCCGGGTGAATGGCGTGATGTGGATGTGCCGGGGGGAGCGATCAGAGACAACATACTGCCGCTGCCTTATAAAGAACCTAGTGCTACTTTATTAGCACTATTAAACCAAGTTACCGAAGAAGCTCGACGTTTAAGTGGTATGGCTGATATGAAGATCAGCGATATGTCGAGTCAGGCTCCGGTGGGTACAACGCTGGCTCTGCTGGAGAGGCAGCTAAAAACGATGGGTGCTGTGCAGGCTCGCATCCATGCAGCGATGAAAGAAGAGTTCAAGCTGCTTAAAGAAATCATCAGGGACTACACCTCACCTGATTACAGCTACGTGCCGCAAGATGGTACACCCCAAGTTAAAGCTGAAGATTACGACATCGTGGAAGTTATTCCGGTGTCTGACCCCAACGCCTCGACAATGGCTCAGCGGGTGGTGCAGTATCAGGCTGCGTTGCAGTTAGCCCAAGGAGCGCCACAGCTATACGACCTTCCTCGCTTACATAGGCAGATGCTTGATGTACTGGGCATTCCTAACGCTGACAAACTTGTACCCCTGCCCGATGATCAGAAGCCTAAAGATCCGGTGACTGAGAACATGAATGCGCTAAAGGGTACGCCTATGAAGGCGTTTATCTACCAAGATCATCAGGCGCACATTGCAACGCATATGTCTTTCTTACAAGACCCGAAGATTGCACAGATGCTTGGGCAGAACCCCATAGGTCAACAGTTACAAGCTGCGATGATGGCGCACGTTGCCGAGCATTTAGGGTTCCAGTACCGTCAAGAGATTGAACAGCGCATTGGCTTGCCCTTACCCACACCGGAGCAAGAACTCTCTGAACCTGAAGAATATGCGATGGCTCGTTACGTGGCACAAGCTGCACAGCAAGTGTTGCAGATCCATCAGGGTGAAGCCGCACAGCAGCAGGCGCAGCAAATGGCTCAAGATCCGTTGGTGCAGTTACAACAGCAAGAACTCCAGATCAAAGCCGCAGAGCAGCAGCGTAAAGCTCAGAAAGACGCTATTGATTCACAAATTGCAGAGAAACGCCTTAACGTTGAGCAGCAGCGAATTGCTGTGGATGCTCAGAAAGAAGGTATCAAGCTACAGAATCAGAATCAGCAAAACCAATTAAAGATACAAGCTGATTTGTTTAAAACACGCGTGAAAGGTTCTGGCAGATGACTCATGAAAGGCAGTTACTTGATCATTTAGTTAAGAAACTCATCGAACGCGAGGAGTCCATAAAAGACTCCTTGGTGAGCACTAGCGCAAAAGATTTTGCTGAATATAAGCATTTGTGTGGCGTCATCCAAGGTCTACGCCTAGCAAAGATGGAAGTACAAGACCTTGTGCAACGATATGAGGAATTTGAAGATGACTAAAGCGGCAGATGCAGCAGATGCAGTAATCGAAGATATTCAGCAAAAAGCTAAGCAGTTACCCATCGTAAGGGGTTACAAGATCCTTTGTACATTGCCTAACATCGAGAATAAATTTGATAGCGGCATCGTTAAGGCGGATGTAACGGTAAAGCATGAAGAGTTATTGAGCAACGTGTTGTTTGTCGTTGCACTAGGTGATATGGCTTACGCGGACCAAAACCGCTTCCCAACAGGCGCTTGGTGTAAACCAGGGGACTTTATTGTTACTCGGGCTAATACAGGCACTCGTTTAAAGATTCACGACCGAGAGTTTCGGATTATTAACGATGATTCCGTTGAAGCGGTGGTCGAAGACCCCCGTGGTATTCAACGTGCGTGAGGTGATATATGGATAAAACTGAATTTAAATTCCCCGATGAGCAAGATGATAAACAAGAGGCTAAGGGCGACGTAGAGTTTGATATTGAAGTCGTTGACGATACACCTGACCCTGACAAAGGACGAAAACCTCTTCCTGAACCTGTTGGTGAGGTTACTGACGACGAACTTTCTAAATATGATGAGAGTGTCCAGAAGCGTATTAAGAAGTTGTCGCATGGGTACCACGACGAACGTCGGGCTAAAGAAGCCGCTTTGCGTGAGCGTGAAGAAGCTTTAAGGTTTGCTCAGCAGATTGTTGAAGAAAACAAACGGCTCAAAACCGATTTGAATTCTAATAATACGTTGTTGGTCGGCACTGCTAAGCAAAATGCAGAGTTAGCATTAGATCAGGCTAGGAAGAAGTATAAGGAAGCGTATGAATCTTTCGATGCCGACGCCATTCTTGCGGCGCAGGAAGAATTAACTGCCGCTAAACTGAAACTTGATCGCGTTAATAACTTTAAACCTGCCCCTTTACAAGAACGCGAAAATCCTGTAAACATAGCACCACGATCCGCCCCAGAAACTCCTCGGGCAGACCCAAAAGCACTTGCATGGCAGCAACAAAATCAGTGGTTTGGGAATGATGAGGAAATGACTAGCTTTGCTTTGGGGTTGCATGAAAAGCTAGTTAAGTCTGGAGTTGATCCAACTTCAGATGAATATTACGAGCGTGTAAATTCTCGTATCCGTGAGAAGTTCCCCGAAAATTTTCCTGGGTTAGAGGAGAAATCGAAACGGACGAGCAGTAATGTTGTAGCCCCAGCAAGCAGAAACGTTGCCCCGAAGAAAATCACGTTGACGCAAACGCAGGTTGCACTAGCTAAGAAGTTGAAGATACCTCTCGATCTATATGCCCGGAAAGTGGCGGAAGGAATGACAAATGGCTGAGACCCGTACAAACCGTGAATCAACAACCCGTGACAAAGTTGAGCGTCCTCGTAGCTGGGCACCCCCCACGCTGCTGCCTGACCCCGCACCTGAGCCCGGATATAAATACCGTTGGATTCGCGTTTCAATGATGGGGCAATCTGACCCTCGTAATGTTTCAACCAAGCTACGTGAAGGCTGGGAGCCTGTCAGAGCTGAAGATCACCCAGAGATTTCTGGTTATCTCGATAACGATAATGCCCGATTTAAGGACAATATCGTGGTGGGTGGTTTGATGCTGTGTAAAACCCCAACGGAATTCGTCGATCAGCGGAATGCCTATTATCAAAAGCAGGCTGACGCTCAGATGCGTTCTGTAGACAACAACTTCATGCGCGAGAATGATCCACGGATGCCTCTGTTTTCAGAGCGTAAATCTTCGGTGACGTTCGGACGCGGTAATCAACAAACTAAGGAGTAATTCCAAATGGCTTACCCGACTGTTTCGGCCCCCTACGGGCTAAAGCCGATCAATTTGATCGGTGGTCAGGTCTTTGCCGGTGCTACTCGTCAGCGTCGTATCGCATCCGGTGCTTCTAGCATTGGTTTTGGTGACCCCGTTATTTTTGTTAATGACGGAACCATCGCGGTTTCGACTTCCACGACGGCTGCACCTGCAACAGGCTTTGCTGGCGTCTTTCTAGGATGTCAGTTTGTTTCGTCTGTAACCGGTCAACCGACCTTCTCGCAAGCATGGATCAGCGGTACTTCGGTAAAGGCTAACACCTTTATCACCGCCTTTGTTTGTGAAGACCCAGATCAGTTGTTCCAAGTTGCTGTAGTAACAGGCACCACGGTTGTTTCGACATCCACAGGCTTGACCTATAGCAATATCAACAACAATGCAGCTTTGGTGGCTAACACGCTTAACACCACAAGCAACGATTCTCAGCAAGCTATTTTGTTGAGTTCGGCAGACGTGACGGCTTCGTTGCCGATCCGTATTGTTGATCTGGTGCCGGATACGGCATTTACCTATAGTGGCACTGTTTACTATCCTGAAGCGATTGTGAAGTTCAATGCACCGAACATCACAGGTTCTACCTTCTTGGGTGGTCATGCCTACTACAACCCAACCGGACTGTAATAGGGGAATATAAATGGCTATTTCACGCGCACAACTATTGAAAGAGCTGCTCCCCGGCCTGAACGCATTGTTCGGTTTGGAGTATGCAAAGTATGGCGAAGAGCACAAGGAGATTTACGAAACTGAATCTTCCGAGCGTTCGTTTGAAGAGGAAACCAAGCTGTCAGGCTTTAGTGCTGCCCCGGTTAAAAACGAAGGTAGCGCAATTGCTTATGACAACGCGCAGGAAGCTTGGACTGCTCGCTATACGCACGAGACCATTGCTTATGGCTTTTCAATCACTGAAGAAGCGATTGAAGATAACTTGTACGACAGCTTGTCGGCTCGTTATACCAAGGCACTTGCACGGTCGATGGCTTATACCAAGCAGGTTAAAGCTGCTGCGGTTCTGAACAACGGTTGGGCTTCTACCGTAACTTACGGTGACGGTCAGACTTTGTTCTCCACAGCACATCCGCTGGTTTCCGGTGGCACTAACAGCAACACGACCGCTACGGGCGTGGATCTTAACGAAACCTCGTTGGAAAATGCAGTGATTCAGATCGCTGCGTGGACTGATGAACGTGGGCTTTTGATTGCTGCTAAACCCCGCAAACTTATCGTTCCTCCTGCTTTGATGTTCGTGGCAACCCGCCTGTTGGAAACCGAACTCCGTGTCGGTACTAACGACAACGACATCAACGCCCTGAAGAACAACGGCTCGATCCCCGAGGGTTATACGGTTAACCACTTCTTGACCGATACCAACGCTTGGTTCCTGACGACCGATGTTCCTAACGGCCTGAAGCATTTTGTACGGACACCGTTACAAAATTCAATGGATGGAGACTTCGACACCGGAAACGTTCGTTATAAAGCCCGCGAGCGTTATTCCTTCGGTGTTTCTGATCCTCTTGGGATCTATGGAAGCCAAGGCGCCTGATATAAATCAAGCACTTAGCGCAGAGAACCCCGCTTCGGCGGGGTTTTTTGTTTTTGTGAACTTCTGTGATATATTACCCGTTACTAAGTCACAGGAGATGAAATGGATACCGCGAACTTACCCAAAACCCGCCAAGAAGCCAAAGCAACAGGCGCTAAGTATTACTTCACGGGAGAACCCTGCAAGCATGGGCACATCGCACCACGCAAAACTAAAGGTGCGTGTGTTGATTGTCTAAAGGTAGAGTGGCAACAAGCGGCAGAGAGACGCGCTGATTACTTCCGGGAATACAACAAACGAGAGGATGTCAAAGATCGCAAAAACGAATGGTACGAAGCCAATAAAGAACAAGTTATACAAGCTGCGGCCACACGTCCATTGGAAGTTAAAAGGGTGTATCAAAAAGCTTGGAAGGAGCGTAACACTACATGGGTACGTGCTGACACTAAAGCTCGTCGAAGAAAGCACAGACTAGCCACCCCAAAATGGTTAACTAAACAGCAAAAATCAGAGATCCGCCAGCTTTACCAAATTGCTATAACTATGACTAAAACAACCGGCGAACAGTATGTTGTTGATCATATAATTCCGTTGCGCTCTGAAGTCGTATGTGGATTGCATGTACCTTGGAACCTTCGTGTAATCCCTCGCCAAGAGAACTTATTGAAATCAAACAAGCTTATTGACGCCCCCTCAACAACCTGATATAAACATGCTATCTGGGAAACCAGCTTGCTAAACTGTCCCAGCAGACGATGCACCGATTAGCAAGCGACTTGTGCATAAGGAATTATCATGGCAGTTTCAACGACCCAATCGATTTGGCGATCTGGCGGCGGCGATCAAACTCGTACCGCGTATTGTGGCACCGGACTTATGGTTGCCCAGTTTTATTTCGACCCAACTGCTGCTGATACGACAGCAGTTCAGGTTTCTTCTACTAATACAGCTCCGGTAATTCTTCCTATTGGCGCAGTTGTTGTTCAAGTCAACATCAATGCTGCCGGTACAGGTGGAACGACACCTACCTTTGACATGGGCTGGATTGGCTATTCTGACACTTCTGCTTCTGATCCTAACGGCTTAATTGCTGCGGGTGACGCTGACGCAGGTAAACAAGTATTTGATTGGTCTACGGCAACCGCCGGTGATGACATGGGTGTGGCTATGTCTGCTACCCAGATGGTCCAGATCACTGCTGGTGCTACGACAGGCGACGCTCCTACGGGCGGTACAGCTTCTGGTCAAATTCTGTACTACGTCACTGATCCATACCTCGGTCAGCAAAACGTCTAATTAGGAGCGCATCATGGCGATGCAAACGGACGTAAAAGCTGTATCACTAGCAGCTTCTGGGGATATTAGTACGCTTCCAACCCGTGTTCGCGGGTTGGTTGTTGAGCCGGGGGCATCTGCCGGTAGCGTGATTGTTAAAGATGGTGGGTCAAGCGGTACGACACTGTTTACCATCAATACAATTGCAGGCGGAGAGACCTTCAACGTCATTATCCCTGCCGAAGGTGTACGGTGCTTAACTAGCGCGTACGCAACCCTGTCGAACGCAAAAGTGACGGTGTTCTATGGCTAAGTCTCCGGCGTGGCAGCGCAAGGAAGGTAAATCTGAAAAAGGCGGGCTCAACGCCAAAGGAAGGGCTTCTTACAATGCGGCGAATCCTGGTAAGCCAGGTTTAAAGGCGCCTCAGCCAGAAGGCGGAGCACGTAAGAAATCTTTTTGCGCCAGGATGTCAGGCATGAAAAAGAAGTTAACGAGCTCCAAAACAGCCAACGACCCTAACAGTCGTATTAACAAATCCTTAAGAGCTTGGAAGTGTTAAATGGACCCGATTATTCTCTGGAATCTAATTACGTCTGTTTTAGTAGGGCTTGTGATGTTTATGCTTAAGAACTCCCATGAGGAACAGCAGCGCATCCAGATCCTACTGAACAAAACGAGGGAGGAAATCGCTCGTGATCACATCACTCGTGCAGAAGTTCGTGCAGACCTTGAAAAGATTATGGAACGCTTTGATACAGGCTTTGAAAGGCTTGAAGCAAAAATTGACGCGCTTGCTAAAGGGAAACAATAATGCCCACAGTTAGCGCAAAACAAGAGAAGTTTATGCAAGCGGTGGCTCACAACCCGAAGTTCGCAAAGAAAGTTGATGTCCCTCAATCCGTTGGAAAGGAATTTACGATGAAAAAGATGCAATCAGGTGGTATGGCCGCAAGTAAGATGGGCGCAGTTAAGACCGCAGCGCCTAGTCGCGATGGCGTTGCTGTCAAGGGTAAAACCAAAGGTACGCAGATCAAGATGGCTGGTAGCGGCAAGATGACTGCTATGAAAAAAGGCGGTTATATGAAGGGCGGGAGTTGCTAAATTGATGGCATCTCGCGGTATGGGGGCTATAGCCCCCTCCAAAATGCCTACTGCCAAGCGTAAAGCAAGGCGGGATGATACTGATTTTGATCAGTATGCTGAAGGTGGCAAGGTGAATGCTGCGGGTAACTACACCAAACCGGGGTTACGCAAGAAGATTGTGTCTCAGGTTAAAGCCGCAGCCACTCATGGCACAGGTGCAGGGCAATGGTCCGCGAGGAAAGCACAGCTTGTAGCTAAGAAGTATAAAGCCGCAGGTGGAGGCTACCGAGATTGAAAGCGCCGCAGCAGAGTTTGAAGGCTTGGGGGGATCAGAAATGGCGGACAAAAAGTGGTAAACCGTCTAGCAAAACTGGCGAACGATACCTCCCGGAGGCGGCAATTAAGTCTCTTACACCTTCAGAATACGCTGCAACGACAAAGGCAAAACGAGCTGGAAAAAGCGCAGGTAAGCAGTTTGTTAAACAACCGGCAAAAATTGCCGCTAAGACTGCGAGATTTAGATGACCACTAGCGGTTCAACCGACTTTAACCTTGAGTTTACTGACATAGCCGAGGAAGCTTTTGAAAGGGCTGGTCGGGAGATGCGCTCGGGCTACGACCTGCGTACTGCACGTCGTTCGATGAACCTACTAACGATAGAGTGGGCAAATCGTGGCATCAATATGTGGACGATTGAGCAGGGCACGAAGAATTTGGTACAGGGCACTGCGACGTACGATTTACCGAACGACACCATTGACTTGCTTGAGCACGTTATAAGAACGGGAGCTGGCAATGCCTCAACTCAGTCTGACCTCACACTTACCCGGATTAGTGTCTCCACCTACGCCACAATCCCAAACAAACTTTCTCAAGCACGCCCGATACAGATTTACATCAGCCGCAACTCCGGTGCTACGTACCCTCCGGGGGGACAACCTGCGGGAACCGACCCTATTACAGGCAACCTACCACCCCAATTCACAGTTTGGCCCGTACCTGACCAAGGCACCGAAGCTTCCCCGTACTATCAAGTAGTTTATTGGCGGATGCGCCGAGTACAAAACGCTGGTGATGGTATTCAGACTCCTGATATGCCGTTTAGGTTTCTCCCCTGTATTACAGCAGGGTTAGCTTATTACATAGCTCAGAAGATTCCTGAAGGGTTGGAAAGACTTCAAATGTTAAAAGCTGCTTATGAAGAGCAGTGGAATTTTGCTGCTGGTGAAGATCGTGAGAAGGCTGCTGTGCGGTTTGTGCCTCGTAGGATGTATCTGGGTAATACCGGGAGTTTCTAATGCCCAATCAGTTTGCAGCGGGTAAATATGCCATTGCACAGTGCGATAGGTGTAACTTTCGCTTTAAACTGAAGCAGCTTAAATCCCTCGTCATCAAGACCAAAAACGTAAACATATTAGTCTGTCCAGAGTGCTGGGAACCAGATCAGCCGCAACTCCAGCTTGGTATGTATCCGGTTTATGATCCGCAAGCTATACGCAACCCAAGAGTAGATTCAAATTCGTACTACCAATCAGGTGTTAATGGGTTGAGAATTGAGCCTGTAAACAACGACTCAAGCCAAGATGAGAATGGGGTTCCCTCCGGGGGTAGTAGAGTTATACAATGGGGCTGGTATCCTGTTGGTGGGGCGCGGTGGTTCGATACAGGACTCACGCCAAATGATTTGATTGGAGTTGGGGCTGTTAATTCAGTTACCGTTTCTTAGGAGTCCATGATGGATAAGAAAGATTTAGCGCAAGACAAAAAGATGATCGCTGGTGCAGTGCACAAGCATGAGAAAGCCAAGCACAAAGGCGCCCCACTGACTAAGCTTAAGAAGGGTGGTCCTACGGGTATGGACATGCGGAAAATGGGTCGAAATATGGCCCGCGCACGTAATCAGGGGATGCGGTAATGGCTAGCTACAGCATGAAAAAAGGCGGAAAAGAAGTTGGCCCTGCGTCAACTTACGCCGAACCTCATACGATGAAGGGTAAAAAGACTAAGGTTGAAGCTAACCCCGGTTCTGGACCTGATCATAGTGCCGTTGATACCGTTGACATGACGATTGGCAATAAAACCAAGCGCGTGAATAACGACGTAAAAACTTCTGGCATCAAGATGCGTGGTGCGGGTGCAGCCACTAAGGGTGTTATGAGTAGAGGTCCGATGGCGTGAACTACGCTGAGTTAAAAACTGCGATCCGAGGGTACGTCGAAAACGACTTCCCGACGATAAACATGACAGACTCCAGTACGGTTTGGAGTTCTGATGACCAGCTTGCTACGTTTGTTCAGCAGGCTGAGCAGCGCATTTATAACTCAGTACAGTTCCCGTCATTAAGAAAAAATGTATCTGGCGGCACGTCAGCTAATAACCCCTATTTGACCTGCCCTGATGACTTCCTTGCGCCTTATAGCCTTGCTGTTATTGATGTCGATGGGCGGTATCACTACCTACTTAACAAAGACGTTAACTTTATTCGGGAAGCTTATCCAATTCCTACCGGCGCAGGTAATACAGGGCGGCCTAGGCATTACGCTATTTTTGGGCCTTATGTGGTTAGTGGGACGATTACTAACGAATTAAGTTTTATTCTCGGCCCCACACCCGATGCAAGCTACAACGTTGAGTTGCATTATTACTACTACCCAGAATCTATTGTGACGGCGGGTACAACTTGGCTTAGTGAAAACTTTGATACGGTGCTGTTGTACGGTGCGCTCCGTGAAGGGTATTTCTTCATTAAAGCTGAACCAGAAATATCAAATATTTTGCAGTCAAAGTACGATGAAGCTATGACGCTTGCTAAACGTCTTGGTGATGGTATGGAGCGCCAAGACGCTTATAGGTCTGGGCAAGTTCGGTATCCGGTGAGATAGTATGGCAATCGTTCAGACCATGTGTACGAGTTTTAAGGCAGAAGTAGCCCAAGGACTGCACAACTTTACGAGGAGTACGGGTGATGTTTTTTATATCGCGCTCTACACCGCTAACGCTACCCTCGGAGCGGACACCACGATCTATACGGCATCAAATGAAGCGAGTGGAACCAATTACACCGCTGGTGGGATTGCACTTACAAACATCACGCCTCTTGCAGCCAACGGCACAGGCTATTGGTCGTTTGACGACGCAACCTTTTCAAACGTTACTCTTACATGCGCTGGGGCATTGATTTATAATTCAACTAATGGTAATCGTGCAGTTTGTGTTTTAAACTTCGGGCAGACGATAACCAAGACTGCTTCTAACCTCGTAGTTACTTTTCCGCCTATGGGCGCAACCGACTCTGTATTAAGGATTTCATGATGGAAAAATCTAAAGCTAAAGATGCCGTGGCAAGTGGGTTGATTGCTCGCCCTGCTTCGTCAGAAGCCGCCCGTGCGATGGGTAAATTCACCTTTGAGTGCTATGACAAAGATGGCAATCTCAAGTGGACGGCTGAGTCTAAGAACCTCGTGGTTAACGTCGGTCTTCAATATATGGCTGGTACATCGCTTGACGGTGCTACATCGCGTATCACTGCTTGGTATATTGGTTTGTACGGTGCGGGCGCCTCTAACACCCCGGCAGCTTCGGATACGCTGTCGTCACACGCTGGCTGGACCGAAATTACCCCCTATACCGGTAATCGCCCTGCGGCAACTTTTGCCGCTGCGACCACAGCTAACCCCTCGGTTGTTACGAACTCAGCAAGTAAGGCTTCATACAGCATCACAAGTACAGCTACAGTTGGTGGTGCGTTCCTAGCAAGTGCTGCTTCAGGCACGTCAGGCACGCTGTTCTCAGCTTCTGACTTCACGGGCGGTGATCGCTCGGTCGTTAACGGTGACACCTTGCAAGTAACCTACACCTTCAGCTTGTCAGCATGATATGGCTTTTGTCGTCGCAGATCGTGTACAGGAAACTACGACCAGCACTGGCACGGGGACAATAACCCTAGCTGGTGCTGCAACTGGGTTTCAATCGTTTTCCGCCATCGGGGACGGGAACACTACTTTTTACACTATCGCAGACCAATCCGGTTCCAACTGGGAAGTTGGGATAGGGACGTACACAGCCTCTGGGACAACGCTCAGTAGGACGACGGTACTATCATCGAGTAACTCGGGTAGCTTGGTTAACTTCGGTGCCGGAACCAAAAACGTATTTGTTACCTATCCTGCGGATCGTTCTGTATACGGTTTGACGGCTGGGGCAAACATCACGCTGACCCCCGGAACCGGCACAACAACCATTTCTGCTGCGGCGGCAGGATCTGCCACGATCCTTGAGTCAAAACAAACCATATCAAGTAACTACACACTGACGGCTGGGTATAACGGTATATCGGTTGGTCCGGTAACGATTGCTTCGGGGTATGCGGTAACTATCCCTTCGGGGGCTAAATGGCTTGTTGTTAATTCTTCTCCCGAGGCACTGCCTGTAGCTAGTGGCGGCGGGATTATGCCAGCAATGATTTGGGGATAACAAATGGCTGCACCTAATTTAGTTTCACCGACTACGATCAATGGTAAGACAACAACGACAAACGTCACGACGGCTGCTACGGCAACTTCCATACTTAGCAATGCAGCATCTTCAGGGAAAGTGCTGAAGGTTAATGCGCTATATGTTGCCAATACAGATGGAACAAACAACTTAGAAATAACCGTTAATTATTATTCAGCGGCAGCTTTGGGTGGAACGGCAACGCCTATTGTTTCAACAACAGTAGTTCCGGCAGATGCTACGCTCGTGGTTATTGATAAAGATGCTTATGTGTACCTTGAAGAAGACCGCAGTTTAGGTATTACAGTTGCAGCCACTGGGTTTGATAGCGGCGACATTAAAGTTGTCTGTTCATACGAAGACATTAGCTAGGAGTCGTTATGCCACACGGTAACGGCGGGATTATCGGCCCAGCAAACATACCGACTACATCTTCGGCTAAAGGCGTCTGGTCCTTGATGGAACAGCTTATCGCCAAACAACAAGGCATCTGGCCTGTCTCTGGCTACACCATCGTCCAAACCTTTACGGCTACCTCTACGTGGACTTGCCCTGCTGGGGTGACAGAGGTTGAGTATTTGGTTGTGGCTGGTGGCGGTGCAGGAGGAAGGGATTACGCCGGTGGTGGTGGTGCAGGAGGGTTTAGGTC